TATAAAAATATATTAGGTATACCTGGCAAAGGATTACATTCTTATAGAATACTTAATATACCAATATTTGATGTTTTATTAACATTTATTGGGGCTTTAATAATAAATTATTTATTTTTTAAAAATAAACATTATTGGTGTTCTTTAATATTATTATTTATAATTGGAATAATATTACATAAGATATTTTGTGTTAAAACACCAATAGATAAATTTATATTTGGATAAATAACTTAAAATATATATATATAATTATAATAATACATATAAATGTCAGAAAATTTTTTATTAGATTCAAATGATTATGATAGAATAATTGAAAATAATGATTTTAATTTTCAAGCAACAATTGATGAATCACAAGAAGAAACATATAGTGAAGAAACAGATAGTGAAGAAGAAGTAGAACAAATAAATAGAAATAGAACAAATCCAGGAAAATTAGGTGGAAATTTATATGAAAATAATAAGTTTCCCGGAAATTATATAGATACTAGAAATGAATTATTTACACCTGAAATAATAAAAAAAAGAATTCTAGTTAGTACATATCAATTAAATCAAAATGTAGAGTTTAATTCATCAGATTATGTATTTAATTTATATTCAAGTAATGGACAAGGATTTGGTAATTTTAATAGAACAGGTGGCTTAGGTTTATTTAGAAATGTAATTGGATTTAAATTATTAGATTGTATAATAGAAAATGAAACATTTACAATAAATGAAAGTAATAATGAATTATATTATATTATTCCAGATGAAATAAGTAAAGAATCAATAGCTAAATTAGATAATAAAATAAAAAAAAATAAATTATCTCAAACTATATTTGAAGAACCAGAAATATCGGATAATACTAATTTTTATATAATTAAATTAATTAATGGTAATTATAATTTAGATAATATATCAGATTGTATTCCAAGAGATACAGCAACTATAGCAATTGGTAATATGACAGGAAAAGATATATCAGATCTTTCAAGATTAGGTAATAATGATATATATGAAAGTAATCCAAATAGAAAGAGAGTAGAATATAATAATATGGTTGATATTGATATATTTTATGATAATATAGAAAATAGAATAGTAATACGTTCCCCAATTAGAATATTACCATATTGGGAATATTCAATTAAAACAAGAGGATTAGCAAAAACACTGGGATTTTATAATAATATAGATCAATTAAGAACTATTGATATTTTACAAAGTGATAATAATATTTATACTAAATTTAAACCAATTAAAAAAGACAATGAAAGTGAAAGTATTTCAAATAATGAAAGTATTTCTATTAATGAAAATATATCAAATAATAATAGTTGTACTTGTCCAAAAAATGATGGAACAGATGATTTAAATAATTTATTTGTTAAGGTAATTCGAAATACTCAAATTATACCTGGATTACCATGTTTAATTAGATTGTTAGGAAATTCAATTAATATAATTTTTAAAAAACAAATAGATAATGTAAATGATGAAATTTCTAATTATAATTTAAAATTAAAAGAATTAAGTTTATTATGTGGTGCAGATAATATTCCATCTCAAAAAACAAAAGTAAATTTATCTAGTATTTTATTTGAATCTACAGCAAGTATTCCTACAAATAATACATTAAGAATAAATGCTAATATATGTAGAGATGATTTATTTAATATTGAAATAAGTGATAGAATATTTGATATAAAAATTGGAGAATGGAAAAATTATGATCCAAATAAAACAAGATTTATTCAACCGAGCGATATGGATTCTAAATCTGAATCAGAATCAGATGATGATTCAATACCAATAATTGATTATTCTTTTGTAATACCAAGATGTTATTATATGAATTCTATTTGTAGATATATTCAGGGTCCAGTCCATTTGCAACTACTTGATTCAAAAGTTAATTATATATATGATGTTGGATCTAAGGATGATGGTATATCATGTAATAATGCTAATTTATTACAATGGACAAATGGTCCACAAATTGTACCAACACCATTAATACCAAAAAATAATTATAGATGTGGTATTATTGCTGATCAAATACCCCATTTAAAAAATTCTTATATTGATTTAGTTGTAGATGAAATTCCAGATATTGCAACTATAGGAAATTCTATTGGTTATAATATTATAGAAAGAATAACATCAGATAATACTAAATTTGGGAATTTAATTCATTATGACACAAGTAAAGCAATTGAACCTTCACATAATTATTTTTATCCAATAATATTAGATAAGTTAAGTATAAAATTATATGGTGATAATGGATTTATATTAGATAATAGTGGATCAAATAATTCATTTGAATTTGAAATTACAATGATTAATTCCAATAATAGTATGTAATTTATTTTTTCTTTAAACTAGGCCAATTAATAGGAACTCTCCATGTACTATCATCTTTTTTACAACAAATAATATAATTTTTCATTGTTTTATTTTTAATTTTACCTGTTAATTCTTTTCCAGTTTTTTTATCATTCCAAGTAACATCATCACCTATGTCTGGTTTTTCAATGGGTTCTTCTACAACAGGTTTTTCAACGGGTTCTTCTACAACAGGTTTTTTAGGTTCTTCTACAACAGGTTTTTTAGGTTCTTCTACTACAGATTTTTTAGTTTCTTCTACAACAGGTTTTTTAGGTTCTTCTACAACAGATTTTTCAGATTCTTTTATAATAGTTAGTTTATTAAATGGTATTATTTTTTTTTTCCCTTTATCATCTATAATATTAATGTTTTTTCTAGATCTAGGTTTAATAAATTCAATTGTACCAGTTAATGTATTATCATTTTTATCATACCATGAAACTTTCATATCTTTTTTGAAATCTTTAATAGTTAATGGTTTAACTGGTTTATCAACAACAGGTTCTTCTATAACTGGAACCTCAACTTGATCTTCAACTTTATCCTCAACTGGAACCTCTACTGGCACCTCTACTTGATCCTGATCTGGTCGAGGTGAAACAGGTTCAACTAATTCTAATTCTTCATCCGGTTTATCAAGTGGTTTATCAATTGCTTCTTTTAATAATTTATTTTGATTTATAATAAATTTATATTCTTCATCTGTTATTATATTTAATTTATAAAATGGCAATACTTTTATAGTTGATTCATATTCTTTAACATTTATTTTTTTACTATTTTTATCAATTTTATTAATAACACCAATTAATAACTTATTATTATATTCCCATGAAACTTTCATTCCAACTTTATAATCAGTTATTTTAATTTCTTGTAATTTTTCTTTATCTTTTTCAGTTATTTTTAAAAACACTAATATATGTGAGATATTACTATTATTATCTCTATCAATTATATCGAATGTTTTTTGAACATCATTTAAACCATTTTTATCTGAATTCTTTTTAGCATCATTTATTCTTTCTTGTTTTAAATCAATTTTTGCATTATTTTCTTTTAAATTTTTATTTTTTTCACTTAAACTCATTTGTTCTAAATCTATAACAGAACCCAATGGTTTATCAATTTTTATTTTATTTTTATTTAATCTTTTATATAAAGCATCATCTTCTCCACCCCATCCCCAAAAATTATTAGGATAACCATTACATTTAGTAAAATCTTTTTCATTTATTGATAAAACTCCTCCTAAAAATGTTAATGATTTTCCTTGATCATATCTTGTTCCAATATTACCTAAATGAATTGGATTTTTTGGATATTTTAAATAATCTTTTATTAATTCTTCACTGGGTAATAAATCTACATCTGATAATACATAATATGAATTCTCTATATCTTTATTTTCTAAATTTGCTATATGAAATCCAATATTTTTTAATCTACCTAAATTAAATTTAGCCATTTTTGTTTTATCTTGTTTAAAAGAATCTGGTAATTTTTCATAATCTACTCTATCTGATTCTTGTTCAATTATATAAATATGAACATCTGTTCTATTTTTAAATATTTCATTCATTTGTTTTTTAAATACTTCTAATTGTATTTTTCTACTATCATCTCCTGGATCTCGGTAAGCAACAATAATATTTAGTTTATTATTATTCTTTTTATATCCAGGTGGTATTCTAATATTACTTAAATCTGTTAATAATTTATCAAAATATTTAAATGTATTTTCTTGATTTAAATATGTTTCATAAAAATCCAAAGCATTTGTAACAATCTCTTCACATTTTTTAGGATTATCATTACACCATTTTATTTTTTCCTCTAAATCACTCAAATCAGATTCGATTGGAACATAATGAATAAATTCTTTCATATATTCGCTAAACCATAATGTATATGGAGAATTTACTAATAATACAACAGATTTCATTCTCATTTCATTACCCAATCTAAATGCTTTAACATGTCCATCAATATTTAATATATATTTATAACTTGAAATTTCATCTAAACTTAATTTATTTGGTTCACCAACAATAAAATCTTTTGGAAAACTACTTTTATCTAATTGATTAAATTGTCCATCATATATTTTGGGTTTTCTGTTCCACCCAGTTAATTTAGCATCTAATATATTAATACCATTTTTTTCTAAATTATATGACATCATACATGCTTTTATTCTCATATTTGTTTCTGCCGTTATACCACATCCTGTAGCAGAACCTCTAAATACACATATTGGTTTTTTATCTTTAAATTCCATTTCAAAATTTATATCTTGATAAGGATTTGTGCAACTTTCTGGAAAAATATTAGTTGTTAATCTTAAAATATCATCTTGTGTTGGAATAGGAATATCATGATAATTATTATTACCACATTGTGATAATATAGGTGTATATATATCATGTCTATATTCTTCTTCAATTTGTTTATCTGGATATATTTGTTCATATGGTTCACCATAATCTCTTTTTAATACAGGAAAATCTCTTGGATTAAAAAAGAATTCAACATTTATTTTTGTTTTTGTTACATCTAAATATCGCAATAAAAATTGTTTAAATATTGCAACTGTTTTATCGCCTTCTTGAACAAATTCTGAAAAATTAAATTTCATAGCATCTGTTTTAAATATACAATTATTAGCATACCATTTACTAGGATCCGAAACATTATAATATTTACTACTAATTTCTTTTACTAATTCAGGATTAGATTCTTCTAATATTTTATACCATTGATTAACATAATTAATATTTGAAAATGGTAAATAAGTATCTAATTTATTATTTTTAATTGATACATAAACACCCTTTTTAAGTTTATCAAATAAATATTCAAATGTTTGATATGTAGTTTCATTATTAAATCCATCGAATATTGGTTTATATGAAATTGGATCACTAGATGGATATCCTAATACTCTAGATTTTAACATTGCATATTTTTGAAATTGAATATTATCTCCAGCATGAAAATATATTTGATTAAATTGTTTATATTTTGGATTAGTTTTAATTTTATCTAAATATTCATTATACAATTTACTATTTGTTATCTTATCTAATTTTTTCCATACAATTGATTTAAGACAACTTTTCTTTTGATTTTTTCTAAACATATCTTTCTCTTTTTGATAAATATTTACATCAGTTAATATATTTAATGAATTATTTTCATCAATATTAATATCAGATTCATGAGATACTTCTTTACTATCAGCTTCTTGTGCTCTAACATGTTCTTCAAATTGTTCATCTGTTATTGGTTTATGATGATCTACTTCTGGAACATCTTCTACTTCAATTAATTGTTGATTTACTCCATCAGGTATATCAATAACTGGTTCTAATTCTTCATCTACTTGTTTAATTGCTATAACTTTTCCATTAATTATTGGATCAGATTCTAATAATGTTATTTTAAAAGAATCAGTTATATTTTTAATATCTACTGTTATATCTTTAATTTTTTTTATAGTGGTAACATATTCAATTCTAAATTCTTTTCTTTTTTCTAAATCTGTTTCATTATCTAATAAATATTTAACTTTTTCTGCATCTTTATATTTTTCATTTCTATCTTTAATTAATTTTGTGTATTCTTTTTCTTTTTTATCAGTATCATTTATTTTAGAAAAAATTTTATTTAATATATTTAATTCTTTTTCATATTTTTCTTTATCTTTTTTAAATTGACTATCATCAATAGTTATATATTTATTTAATACTTCAAAATTTATATTATCATTCAATTTATCATTTAAAAATTTATATTGATCATTGAAATTTATATATTTAGGTAATTCAATACTATATTTAATACCACATTCACTTTTATCCATTTCACCACAAGAATATATTAATTGATAAGTATCATTTTTTGTTAAGTTTATAATAAATTTTTTGTTTTTACTACATCCATCACACTTAGATGATTTATCATTAGTTGATATTAATAATTCATTATAGAATTTTAATAAATTATCAAAATATTCCTCCATTATATATTATATATATATATATAACTATTAAATAATTAAACTTTAAAATAAAAAATTAATATTTATTCTATCACCAGAATTTTACACAATTGTCTTGAGATGTACTACCGCCTTTATCAAATTGAAAACATGTTCTAGTACCATCCTCCTGAACTTGACCTTCTATTGTTGGTTTAAATGAGAGCATATCATCACCACCAAATCCACGTTTTGTACATACACGACATGTATCTCCACTACATCCACTCCGATCATCCCAATCAATATATTTATATGGATAGTCTATTGCATCTTCATATCCAGGCTTATCTGGACCACAATGACTTTTATCTTTATCACCTCTACAAGGTGATGTTCCAGTATCATTTGCACAAAAATTAATATGTTGATTGGGTAGTACTTGTTGACATTTCCAATTTTCTTCGCAATCTCCTTGACTTTCAAATTCCCACGTATCACCTAAAATTTCAGCATTTTCTTGTTCTATAATATCATTTCGTGTTATTTTTCTATATATACATTTACCTGGTTCTATGGTAAAATCATATGGTGTATAATTACCATATTTAAAATCACCATCACCACTACCATCTGTATCAATATTTTTATATTTTGTACCAAAACAATAATTTTTATCTTCATTTTCAGTTGATGGAAACCAGGCACTATCACCATCTAAACATATATCTGGTTGATCGGAATCATCAGGCCCCAATATAATATCTCTGGCCTCCAATCCACAATTATTTAAACCAGAATATCTTTCTCCACAATCTTGTGGCATCCATTCATTTAAATCACTAACTAAACAGGATGAAGCACAAGTTTTATTTGTACCATTATATTCAACATCACATTTACATTTATTTTCATTTACATCATTACAAGTACCATCAATTATTGGTTTAACAAGCATGCTATCTGGTATGTTTTTAACAGTAGATGATTTACTACTATCTTTATTTAAGTTATTATAAATATCAGTTGATAATGCAGGTATACCTGAGGCACCCATAAAATATCCCCAACTATTATCTAATGCTACTTTTGATAAAGTTGAACCACCAACTTGTTCAGATGAATCTACTAAACTTTGTTCACAATCATATAATACATCAATTATTTTTTCATCATATGTTTCTTTTGATGATGGAAATGGATCTGTTATTAAAGATATTAATCTATATTGAGATTCATCTGGATTATTTGTTGGAATACACTGATATTGAGAACCATTTTTTAAATTATTTATATCATATGTTCTATCATTTTTCAAAATTTCCATATCATCTAAAATAATAAGACCATCGTCATCTACTATATATTTATCTGGTAATTTTAATATATCATCCCTTATTATAACTGTATAATCTTCAGTTCCAATTGTATTGTTTAGTGGAGATGGTTGCAAATTACCATCATATTTAGATTCATATTCTTCTATTTGACTATTAATTAATGTACACATAGCTAAATTTAAATCATCACCCTCTTCACAATTATCATTATAAATTTTTTTATTTTGTTCTAATATTTCTTTATTTTCTATAATAAAATTATTTAATTTTTCTTCTACAACTGGATAACATAATTCTTTAATCTCTTGTGTTATATTACTAGATTCTATTTCAATATGTTGTGGATCAGTATATAACTCATCTAATCCTAAAGAATTATGGCCACATACAGGATTTATATATGGATCAATCCTACCATTTTTTTTATTTAATCCAACCGGTTCCATTCCTTGGATAACTTGTCTTTTTACATACATTCCTGTATATATTTGTCCCGCCATATTATGATCAAGTGAATCTATACATTCTTGTTTACTATCATATTTAGGACCAGGTAAAGCATTATCATTATATATTTCTTCATTATCAACAATACTTAAACATCTAAAAGAATTAAAACAAGAACCACTATTAGCAATTTCATCGCTTGATGTTTCTTTTTTACAAATATCATCCGATATAAACCAAAAATCCATATTATTATTACTACAAGAACTTGATAAACAATCGTGTAAATTCTCAAAAGAATTATAACTATTTTCCCAATTATTATTTTCAGGATCTTGATATTTACATTCAGATTCAATACATTTATATCTATGGGTATTACTATTATCTGGGTGTGGTGAACAACTACTATCAGAACTATTATTATCACATATTACAGTTATTATATCACCATTATTAAATGTCTTTAAAGTTTCTTTAGTAATTACAGATGGCCTTGATGGTAAACCATCATTGTCAATTTCAACCATTTGTTTATTAATAATTTCACTACAACCAATATTAGATGGATTGCCTTGTAATTTTTGAGTAATTTCATATCTTAAATAACCACATTCTATATCACATTCTGAATCATCTATATCTTGACCAGAACATGTTTCAGATGGTTCAGGTTGACACACTCCATCACAATCAGAATTTTCATAACATTGCGATGGATCACTACAACTAGAGCTAGGTGCAACCATACAGAATTGATTTCCTTCACCATTATTTCTACATTCATATTTTAATCCAATAGGTAATTGATTACAATTTCCATTACATTCACTTGTTAAATATTGACCTGGTGGTTCACCCGATTCAACTCTAGTACATATTTGTTCTGAACCGTTAGGTGGTATACAATTATATGTTGGTTGAGGGACATTTGGTGGTTTGTTTGATTTACATTTATCATTACAATCACTATTTACATAATCGCCAGATTCATCTTCGGCAACTTCAATGCATTTATCTTCACTGCATTTATATTTTTTATTTCTAAAAAAAACGTACCATATTATTATAGATCCACCAATTAATACTAAAAATAAACTCAAATATAATCCACCATTACCACTTTTTTTACCATCTACTTTTATATCAGATTGAATTGATGAACTAGTTAATTCATTACTCATATATATATATAATATATTATTTACCTATAAAATTTTCTTTATTTAATATTATTATTAAATATATAAATAAAGCTAATACAATATTAACTAACCAAAATGGAAAAATTGTTTCTTTGTTATTTAAACCAAAATTTTTAAAATTTTTATTTTCATCAAACATAAATTTTGGTTTTATTATA